GATACTACGCTGACCAAAGATAATCAATTTATTATTATGGGCAGATAGTGCTACAACTTCGTCGTGACCGTCAGGCCATACTTTAGACAAGTTAATGGAACCAGAGGTCCCACCTAGCCAGTCATGGCCAATCAAAAGATCAGACCAATAAACAGTTGATTTATCCGTAGCAAAGTCAGCAGTCCAGAGTCTACCGTAAGCTGCTAGGACTTCATTCCCGTACATACTAGAGGTAACACCGGCTGCACCTGTGACTGTGCTTAGTTGCAACACGTCTCCGTTAGTACCTCCGGGATTAACAGTTGCAATGTTGTTGTAAATAAGAGGCTCGTAGCCACGCTGGAAAAAGTAGATGCTGTCGTTAAAGTTGACCATCTTCCAGTCATCAGCAGTAATCGTGTAGCTACCGGGAGTCTCATCAGCTAACGTGGTTGTACCACTGAAAATCTTGTTGTTACCTACTGAGAAAATCTCGGTGTTACCTGCGTCGTCCCTGAACTCTTTGATAGAACTTAAGAAGTCACTGCCTAGCTGCGTCTTATCAGTTGTGATGACCAAGTGACCCTTACGTGCTGCAATACGCCCTCTTTTGTCGATAACAGCGTTGTCTGCTGTTTCAGCAAAGGAAGGGTCCTGAGCTAACGGTGCGTCCTCAGTGTTGATGCCTTGGAACGCGGGTGCTACAAGATTAATACTTTTGAGTTCTTGTGCCATATAAGTACCTTAAGGCGTGTAGAAGATAGTTTCTTCGGGGTGTCTAGCGGCGTCCATAGCAATGGCATCGGACAAGTACTTGTTAGCCATTGAGAAGTACTCAGCACTAGACGTACCACCTGTTTCCCCACGTTCTCGTGAAGCAAAAGCTACAGCAAGGTGTACTACGGGCATAGAAGGTATCTTAATAGTGTCAGTGTCAGCACTTAAGTCACCATTACGTAATGCACAGTTAAAACGTAAGGAGTAGACTCCGTCTGGCTTAGGGTAAACATCGATTAACGTGTCACCGTCTGTGTCAACACCGTTGTACGTGTAGTACAGAGGTGCACCAGAGACAGGGTTTCCTAAGAGAAACTGTGAGTCAAACCAGTTGTTAGTCTGGTACTGCATTATTAAGTTTGACGTATCGTTCAACACGTTTAGTTCTTTGATGTTATTCTGGCTACCAGTTAAAGAGTAGTTAAACACATCAGCAACAGTAGTAATTGTAAGGGTAGTCCTAAGTGCAGACCAGTCCCATGAGGTTTCTACGAGGTCCTTAGCGTCATTAATAAGGTCTCCGATTAGTTTGCTGTAGGAATTAGACTGAACAGAAGAAACCTCTGTTTCTCGTAGTCTCCTAAGCACATTATTAACTAAATCTAAATAAGTCATTAGATCATTCCTTTAAACAAACTTTCATTAATGATTCGATTAAGTTGAGCAGTGTAGTCTTTTGGTTGGTACTGAACTCCTACAAACGGTGGTAAACCATAACTAAGTCCTCCCATGTATCCTCCAGATCCTAGGCCACCGCCACCGCCGCCTCCACCACCACCACTTGAGGTTCCAACAAGAGGGTCTTCAACGATAGGATCATCTGTTCCAACTAAAGGATCTTCAGGGCCTTGTTCGACTATTACAGGGCCACCGACTACAGGTTCTTCAGTAGTTACTGCGGGATCTTGAGTAGTTACTACAGGTTCTTCAAGAATAAGTTCTTCGCCTACTTCAGCAGGTTCTAATGTTGTTCCTACGCCCGGCCCTCTGTTCCAAATGTCATCGTCTAGTCGATTATCAACAGGCTCATTTACTGTGGTTGTACCCGGAAGAACTGAAACACCTCCGTTGCCTACAATAACATCTGGTCTGTTTATTTCAACAACATTTCCTTCTTTATCGGTAATTACGCGACCCCCAACTTTACCTCCCTTAGTAGGAGGAGGAGTTTCTTCTTCGTCTTCACCAACTATAGGTGGGCTACTGGGAGGAGGAGGCTCAGTAACCTGAGTATCCCTTGTTTGAGTTTCAGGTAAGTCCTGTTCTTCTGTAGCGGGTGTTGGAGTTTCTGGGGATAGTCCGTCTCCTTCTTCCCACTCTCCTGTGTCTGTATTAAAAAACACTCTTCCTATAGTTGCCGCTGTTCCCGTAAGATTACCGTCTGAGTTTATACGAGCATCTGTAAGAACAGTACGTCCTAGCGCTGGAAGATCAATAGTAATGTTGTCATCTTTATCTATAAAAACGTCTTCAAGAGGGCCTAATACTTGTCCTCTTACGGACTCTCCTATTGCTTCACCGCCTACAAAATTACCGTCTGCGTCAAACAAAGGTATCCTTATTGGAGTACCGTCTGCGTCAAAAGAAACTGGTATTCTAACGTCTGCCCATGTTCCTCTGTCTGGGGTAGTAGTGATAATTAAAGGCGCTTTAACAAGAGGACCTTCCATCTGGGCTTGTAGTGTCTCGTCTGCCCACTCTAACCATTCGTCTATTGACGTAGGTATTCCTTTAGGCCCAAACAAAAGTTTTCCAACGCTTTCAGTAACGCCTCCTAAAGCTTCTTGAATCTGAGGCCAAATAGCTATCTGATCTTCAGTAGGTAATTTTGTTACGTCTACTGGTTCATTCTCAGGAAGCGTGTATGTGCTTTCAGCAGTAGCGTCTACCCCAGTTAATTCTGTGCCGCCTATGTCGTCTACTTCTACTTTACCGTCTGTAGGGGTTGGAGTAGGTAGGGGAGCAGTAGTAAAGTCTTCTTCTGGGCCAATAGTTTCTTCAACGGTTGCAGTTCCCATTAGGTCTGGGTCTGCTTCTAGGGAGCCTTCTTCCAGTAGTTGGGAATACTCGTTACCTTCGTCAGCTGCTCTTTCAGGATCTGCAAATGCGTTATGCTGTAGTATCTGATCTGAAACAGTGGAAGAAGATAGACCGAGAACTGTTGAAATAGCTTCAATAGCTTTGTCTGTGGGCGTTAGATAATCAGTTGTAGCTGCCTCAATAGCCTCTTGGCTCAGATTTGAAGGAGACCCTGAAAACAAAATAGCTAGTGCTTGTCCTACTGTAAAATTACCGTTGTATAAAGCAGGAAGTATTCTTAATAAAGGATTAGGGTTTCCGTGATCGTTTGCTTTTATGCCTCCTCTTTGTTCGTCTAAAAAAATACGAAAAGATTTCGCGTCACCATCACGCGGGGTAGTAAAAACGTCGGTAACTTGGTCAGTGTAAGTTGGTGCGCTTGTTTTAACAGCTGATGGTGCTGATCTTTTAGCCATTGCGATTATTCCAAAGGTCAAACAAAGTTTTAATCTTTTCTTCCACTACGTCCATACGGGACATTAGCCTGCCCAACGTGAGGACAAGCACAATAAAGCCCACAAAGATGGGCCAGATTGATCCAATAAGATCAATGTACTCCACATTAAGAGTCCTTCTTTTTATGTATTAGGTTTTGTATTGTGTCCGTCTCAAAGATCCTAATGATAGTCCATATAATGCTCAAAGCAGCAGCCACAGCAGGTATCCAGCCCATTAGGGTGGACACTGTCGTAGTTACCGCCAGTGCGTCCACTGCGACTTTTGCTTCTTCTTGCATTTATCTTTTAGCCTTTCCGATAACCAATGCGCCAATCTCTAAGAACTTGTAGAGCTTGCCGATGATCTTGTCGTCTTTAGGAGTAGGAGTAAGTGCCGTAATGGCGCTACAGGCCGTTACAAGGGCTGTGAGGGCGTTTAAGTAGTCTAGTAGTAGCATTACCATGGTACTCCTGATGCTTGCGTTGGGTTCTTCTGTAGCTCAATGTTAGCCTGTAGGCTTGCTTCAATAGCGTCCTTGTCAACACCATTAGCCAAGCACCAGCCTAAAGCTACTTCTTCAGTGATGCTGTCGTAAGCCACCCAGTCTGAGCTGCTAAGATCTGGTGTGAAGCCGCAAGTGCCGTAGTTGGTAGCTGAGTAGGTCACAGCGTCATCGCCAGTTCCTTCGGTCTCTGATGCGTTAGCTCGCCAGTGGGCTACGACTACGCCATCGTCATCCAGCGTTCGTTCCATTTGGCTTATTTGCCATACTGCTGTCATGTTGTTACTCCTGTTATCCGCAATAAAGAACGACAGGAACCACAAAGCTCCCATCTGTGTGAGTTTCTTTAACTGTCACTGATGTGACCTTACCGATAGTCATGCTACGGATGATGTCATCTGACTGAACTTTAGCGGTTCCGTCTCCGTTGCTTACAAGTAAGTCGCCAAGTTCTAAGGTTACGCCTGAAGCGATGCGACACCATGAGGCCCCTAAGGCTGCGACAGTTTCCCCGCCGCCATCATAGCCACCAATCCAAGTGCCGTAGACATTTTTACTTTCGGCAGTGTCAGACACTTTGACTTTAGAAAGCCTTTCTTGTGCAGTAAAGTTTTGGTCAACCAGCTCACCTGTGACCTCCATGACCGTGCCAAAAAGCAGATCAATGTCAACTGTCTCGCTGTAGTGACTGCCCATGAAGGCATTATAAGATACAACACCACTAGCTACAGAGATGTCACCTACGGTCACACTATCCTTCCTCAGCGTCAAAAGCGCCCCGTCACTTGAAAGGCGGTTGAGAAGCAGTGGATAATCATTGGCAACTACATGCGATGTAAAACCTGACGCAGTGAACCTGTGTCCTGCTGTAGTGTTGTCATTAGCAGTCTTACCCACCAGTAGGGTCCCACCATCGATTCGCATAGCCTCCGTGGCTCCGTTCTTAAACACTATATCGCCAGTAGCGTATCCAGTGTTCATCACGAAATCATCACCGCTTATGCTTAGCGCTCCAGCGGCTCCACCGTCCGAACTCCTGTTGAGTAAAAGGACGCCTGCTGTACCCGTGGCTCCGATTCCCACATTCCCACTGGAATCGATGCGCATGCGTTCTGTAGGTAAAGAAGAACCGCCTTCAGTAAAGCCTGATTGCACTCCGAAGATCAGCGCGTTTTCATCAAGGTATGATGATAAAGCAACGCAGCCCCCTAACGAATTGTCTGAGGTGGTCAGGGTGTAACTAGAGATTCCGTTGGTGACTGAGGACCTTACCGCAACTTCTTTGATGATGGCGTTTGACGTTAAGGTTGAAGTCCCGATTCCCACGTTCCCATTCAAATCAATCGTGACCTTTTGCGTGTTCCCAGCACCGTTCCTAAAAACGTGTCCTCCGTTTGGGGCATCTATGTAAAGGTTGTTGTCGGAGTAATACTGAAGTATCTGACGCGGTACTCCGCCCGAGTCTGCCCAGTTAATAGTCTGGGTATTAGGTAATGAAATACCACCGCTTGCCGTGATGCTGCCCGTGACATTCACATTGCCATTTGGGTTTAACCCTAGTTCAAGAACAGTACCACCTGAGTCTTCAGTGTACAAACGCCCATTAGTTAAATCTACGGCAAGCTCTCCAGCTACCAAATCGGAGGCTGTGGGAGCACCTGAGCCGCTTTTAGTTACAATTGTTGTAGCCATTGTTTAATTCCCTTGTTAGTAAGTGCCGCCTGAGAGCGTACCAGTTGTCATGTTAGTCTGCGTTAAGTGTTGATGATGATGTTAAATAACCTGCTGAAGCATGGTTGCCCCAACCATAAGCTGTATTCCAGTTAGTAGATGTACCACCTGTGGCTGTTACAGTGCCATCTACTTCGATACTGACACCGTTAAGTAACTTGAGTGCTGTACCAGTCTGCCTAGAGACAATAACATTAGAGCCGTTAGATTTAACAGCTGTCTCTATCAAGCCATCTTCTGTGCCGTTAGTTACGTCAGAAGTCTTACCCGTGATCTTAGCGTAGACTCGTGTAGTACCTGTGTCGCTTTTACCGTCAAACTTAATCTGACCTAAGTAGTCACCGTCAGCAGGAGAAGCACTATTGCGAAAGAGTGTAAACTCTGGTCCAGCAGCAGACCCAGCGTCTGTGCTTACGAAGTCCACATCTCCTGTCACTGTACCGCCTGTAGAAGACAGGTAGTCCGTAGACGCTGTTGTAGCCGCTGTGCCTAAACCTAAGTTAGTTCGGGCAGTTGCTGCATCAGCCAAGTCAGACAGGTTGTTAGCTTTTAGTGCCGAAGCCGCTAAGGTTGCTGCCGCGTTTGACTCACTGGTGGCTGCTGCCGTTGCGCTGGCTGCTGCGTTAGTTTCGCTTGTACCTGCATTTGTTTCGCTCGTAGCCGCCGCTGTTGCACTGTTAGATGCGTTGGTTGCGGAGGTTGCAGCGTTGGTCGCGGAAGTAGCAGCATTTGTTTCAGACGTAGCAGCAGCCGTTGCAGAGTTGCCAGCATTAGTAGCCGAAGTCGCTGCATTGGTTTCTGATGTTGCAGCGTTGGTTGCACTTGTTGCTGCCTCTGATGCTTTAGTAGTAGCCGTAGTGGCGCTATTTGATGCGCTAGTGGCACTTGCTGCTGCGTTAGTTTCTGAAGTTGCAGCGTTAGTTTCCGAAGTTGCAGCATTGGTTGCGCTAGCTGCTGCTGCGACAGCATTATTAGCGGTTGCTACTACGTCTCCGTCTATAGAAGATGCACTTGTAGCAGCAGCAGTAGCTGAGTTAGCTGCGGCTGTGGCTGAATTAGCAGCCTCGTTTGCTTTAGTTGAAGCAGTCGCTGCGTCGATACCAACTTGAGACGCTACAGCATCTGTAGTTGCATCACCAGTACCTCCAGTACCTCTAAAGATACCCATAGACTGCTCCAGCTAAAGAAAACAAAAGAAAAGAAAAAAGGGGGCCTAAGCGACCCCCATAGAGTTCATTACTCAGCAATAGCGAGAACGAAACCAGCTTCAGGACGATACACCTGAACACCGTACAGACAATCAGCCGTGTACAGAGTTGACAAGTATTCCTGCTTGTACTGGGTTTGTGAGCGTACTGACTGCTGCTCTGCAAGGACAATAGCGTCTTTGTGGAACAAGAGTGCAGCACGAGTGTCGATAGAAGAAGCAGTGTTATCACCAGCAGCTTCGATAGTAGCACAGTTAGCAGACACATAAACGTCTACGCCGTACAAGTTACCGATAAGCCCTGAGTTTACAGTGCTGCCAGATACGAAGTCAGAAGACACGTATCGGTCGATACCCATGATCGTGTTACGAACAGAAGGTGGGATAATAAGTACACGATTTTCCATCGGTACATTATTGTCGTCTAACTTCTGAATCATGTTACGGAAGAAGGCATCAGTAAACACGTCACTAGCGTCCATCGTGTCGTCAGTGTACTGAGTCGTCGTACCGGCGTCATTGAAGAAACAGCCAGTGTGCTGGTAGTCAGTAGGCGCTACAGCCGCTGAGAACACAACTGCACCACCGTCACCAAAACCAGTACCACAAGAGTGCAAGTCTGCATCAATTTTGGTAGCCAGAGCGTAACCAGCGTCTTCAGTGTAAAACTGACGTAAGCTGTTGAGAGCTTGTACTTCAACGATGTCTTCGATGAGACGTGAGTACTCAAAGTGTCGATCGATGTCAACAGTCAGTTCGCCTTCGGTGTTAGCAATGATAGTAACTGCGGTATCAGCAGCCTTAGCATTTGCGTCGCCACGTACGGGCTTAGGGATGTGAAGCTTGTCGCCTTTCTTGCCACTCATAGCGAGCTTTTTGACAAGAGGAGCCATCTTCAGGTTCTTTTGGTAAGCAGCAATAATCTCGTCACTCCAGATTTCTGGAATAAACGTACCTGCTTCAGTCTTTGCGGTAAAACCCCCCGCACCGGGATAAGTTGCAGTAGCCATATCAATTTCCTTTTAGATTATTTGACTCGACCCTCCGCGTATGCTCTAAAGATTTCCTCTGATAAAGCTTGATAACGCTCTGGGTCTGTTTTCATTAGTTTAATAATGTCGGCCCTACGATATACTTTCTTACGACTAGCCTCACCACTACCCTGCATGTTACCCGTATTAGCTGCCTTAATTTGTTGCTTACGTGCCTGTTTCTCAACTTTCACGGTTTGTTCTGCTACTGTCTTACGCTCCTTCCAGAGTGAAAACAGCTCATCAGCAGCTTCAGCATTAAATTGTTGGTCAGCTTCTACGAACAACTGAGTCCTAATCTTTGAAGCTTTAATCCACTCAGCAAACTTAGGGTCCTTAAGGATATCCTGCATGTCTGGATGCTTGTTATTAAGCGTTGCCAGAGATGATTGTTTTTTGTAGTGAGCAGAGTACTCCTGCGCTTCTCTGATCTTAGGATGGTTCTCAATAGCACGATTAACGGCTGCTTGAGGGTCCGTAAAATAGTCAATATCGTCTTCAGGCTCAACGTACTGTTGAGGTGCTGGTTGCTGCGGTTGACTGCCAATGTAGTCATCCACAACCTTACGAAGCTCTCCTACTTCAGAGGATTGACGACCTAGTAGCTT